AGCTGTTCAGCCAATATTCGAGCGATCGGCGGCAGACCGAGCTCAAGTACCTGCGCAACCTGCGCCAGTACCTCGGCATTTACGACCCCGAGATCGAGAAGATGCTCGACCCCAAGCGGTCGCGCGCATACCCGCGCATCACTCGCGTCAAGTGCATCAGCATGCTCAGCCGAGTGATGAACCTGATGTACCCGGGCAACGAGAAGAATTGGGAGCTCGGCGCGTCGCCGTCGGCCGAGATGGACCCCAAGGACGTCGCCCAGGCGGTCAACGAGCTGATCCAGGAGCGCACTCAGGACGGCGTGCAGACGCCGCCGACCGAGGAGATCATCGACGCCGCCATCCAGCGCCTTGCCGACAAGCGCGCGGCGCAGCTCTCCAAGCTCATCGACGACCAGCTCCAGGAGCTCGGCGGCGACCAGACGCTCGACGTCGTCCAGCTCGATCGCAAGGTCACCCAGTCGGGCATCATGTACGGGCTGGGCGTGCTCGAGGGTCCGTACGTGCGCACCGAGCAGAAGACCGGGTGGGTGGTGAGCGAGGACGGCCAGAGCTACAAGCCGGTCACTCGCGACATTCGCAAGCCCCAGTTCGACTTCCTGTCGGTGTGGGACTTCTACCCCGACATGGCCGGCCGGTCGCTGCCCGGCGAGGGCTATTTCGTACGCAAGGTGATGGGCAAGTCACAGCTCAGGAAGCTCGCCGACCGCGAGGACTTCTTCGCCAGCGAGGTCAAGAAGATCATCACCCAGTACCCCAACGGCACCTACAAGCCGAAGGAGTTCGAGACGGAGCTCCGGGTGATGGGGACCAAGGCCGAGATCAACGACCAGAAGAAGGACCCCCAGGGGCGCTACGAGATCATCGTCTGGAAGGGCCCGGTCAGCGGCCAGAAGCTGCGCGACCTCGGCGCCACAGTGACCGACGCCAACCTCGCCGACGACATTGAGGCCGAGGTGTGGATGGTCGACGGCAGCGTGATCAAGGCGGATATCAACCCGTGGCGCAAGCTCGGCCTGACCGTGCAGACGGTCCACTGCTTCGTGTTCGACGAGGACGACACTTCGCCGATCGGCAACGGCCTGCCCAACGTCATGCGCGACAGCCAGATGTCGATCGCCGCGGCGACCCGCATGACGCTCGACAATGCGAGCGTCACCTGCGGACCCAACCTCGAGCTCAATACAGCACTACTCCGTGCGGACCAGGATGTGACCTCGATCGAGGCTTACAAGATGTGGTACCGCGACGACGACGGGCCGTCCGCGCAGTTCCCTGCCGTTCGGCGCATTGAGGTGGATGGTCACCTCGCCGAGCTTCAGGCGCTCATCAACATGTTCATGCAGTTTGCCGACCTCGAGACGTTCGTCGGCGCGGCGACCGGTGGCGACATGCAGAAGATGCCGTCCGAGCCGATGCGCACCGCGGCCGGCGCCTCGATGCTGCGCGGCGATGCGGCGCTGCCGTTCAAGGACACCATCAGGAACTTCGACAAGTACAAGCAGTCGCAGATCCTGAGCCTCGTCCAGTTCAACAAGAAGTTCAACCCCGGCCTGGCACCTCCCGGTGACTACAACGTCGTCGCGCGCGGCGCGACCAGCCTCATCGCCAAGGAAGTCCGCGGCATGCAGGTCGACATGCTGTCGCAGACGCTGACGCCGGAGGAGCGCGATTATATCGACGATCGCAAGCTGCTCGAGCAGAAGCTGGCGACGCGCGACATGACCGCGATGCTCGTCCCCGACGAGGAAGCGCAGCGCAAGCGGCAGGTTCGCGAGCAGGGTCAAGCGCAGATGAGCCAGACGCAGCTCGAGCTGCTGCAGGCGCAGGTTCGCGACACGCTGGCCGGCGCGTTCAAGAACATCACCCAGGGCCAGAAGAACCAGGCCGCGGCCGACGCCACGACGGCGAACTCCGCGCTGGACATTCTCGAGAGAGGTTTGAGTGGCAGCGAAGACCAAGGCGCGAACGCAACAACTCGCCAGTGACATCCGGCGATCGAACAGCGAAGCCGCGATTGCAATCAAGGAATTATTGCCCTTGCTCATCGCGCAGGCCAAGGATAGCTTGGTCGATGCTGAAGGACTTGAGCTCACGCGCCTTCAAGGCAAAGTGCGCGGGCTGAGTGAACTGCTGACGATGGTGACCAGAGAGCCGCCGTCGATCACGCGAGAGGGGGTATAATCAGTGGCTGACGACTTCGACGCTGCATTCGCACAATTCGCATCGCCCGGGGAGGCGGGAGACAAGAAGCCCGACGAGGCTCCGGCCGACACGCCGCCCGCCGACGAGGCTCCGGCCGACACGCCGCCCGCCGACGCGCCGCCGGCCGACGCGCCTCCTGCGGATGAGCCGCCGGCCGACACGCCGCCCGCCGACGCGCCGCCCGCCGACGCGCCGCCCGCCGACACGCCTCCTGCGGATGAGCCGCCCGCCGACACGCCTCCTGCGGATGAGCCGCCGGCGCCCGGGCCTGATGCCGACGCGATCCTCGCCGGGCTCAAGAAGCTCGTCGGCGACGCCAAGGCCGACCCGGCGTCGCCCGCCGCTACGCCGCCGGCATCGGAGCAGCCGGCGGTCTACACTCCGGAGGAGCAGACTCGGCTCGCCAAGTACGACGAGGACTGGAAAGAAGTCGCGGAGTGCGAGGCGCTCAAGCGGCGCGCGGAGTACCAGCAACTGCTGGCGCACGTCTTCACCCAGGTGGCGAATTATGTGAAGCCGATCCAGGAGACGGCCGAGGCTGTCGCGCAGCGCACGTTCATCGCCGATGTCACCGGCGCGGTGCCGGATTACAGCGACAAGCTGCGCGCGGACGTGATTGCGTGGGTCAAGACGCAACCGACCTATTTACAGGTTGCCTATAATCACGTAATTGAAGAAGGGACGGTCGACGAAGTCAAAGATTTGGTCGGGCGTTTTCGTCAGTCCACTGGCAAGGTGCCGGGAGCGGGGGCTCCCACACCATCCAAGGGGGCGGCGAAGGGGAACGAGCTGTCCGACGAGGCCAAACAAGCGGCCGCTGCGTTGGCACCAGTCGACTCCAAGCGGTCGGGGGTACAGCAGCCGAGCGACCCGTCGAACTTCGACGACGCTTGGAAGGAAGCCGCCGCCGGCCTGGGCTGAGAGCTTCGTTTCTAGGGGGGAATTCCAATGGTGAACTACGGTGACATTTCGCCGGCGGTCGCGGCCTACTCGATCGTCCGCATGCTCAAGCGTGCGATGCCGTACCTGCAGCTCGAGAAGTTCGGTCAGACGTATCCGCTGCCGACCAACTCGACCCAGACGGCCAAGTTCCGTCGCTACTTCCTCGTCGGCGCCACCGGCACCGCGGGGTCGGGCTCGGGCACCTATAACTATCCGGTTGCGACCACGCCGCTGGTCGAGGGTGTGACCCCGGCTGGAAACTCGATTTCCAACCAGGATTACACCGTCACGCTGGCGCAGTACGGCGACTTCGTCACGATCACCGATGTGATCATGGACACGCACACCGACAGCGTGCTGCAGGAAACCACCGACATTCTCGGTGAGCAGGCGGCACTCACGGTCGAAACGCTGCGCTTCAACGTGCTGAAGGCCGGCACCAACGTGTTCTATGCGAACAACGTCGCGGGTCGCAGCTCGGTTGTCGCGGCGATCGTCCTCGCGGACCAGCGGCGCGTCACCACGGCGCTCAACCGCCAGAACGCGAAGAAGATCACCTCGGTCGTCGCGTCGAACGCCGATTATGGCACGAGGTCGGTGGAAGCCGCCTACATGGCGGTCTGCCACCCCGACCTCGAGTCGGACCTGCGCAACATGACGGGCTTCAAGCCGGTGGCGGATTACGGTCCGCACACCAGCCCGTTCGAGGGCGAGATCGGCTCCGTGGAGCAGGTCCGCTACCTGAGCTCGACCGTCATCGCCCCGTGGGCGGACGCCGGCGGCGCCAAGGGCTCGATGCGCTCGACGAGCGGCACCAGCGCCGACGTCTATCCGGTTCTGTTCTTCGGCCGCGATGCGTTCGGCATCGTCCCGCTGAAGGGCAAGAGCTCGATGACGCCGATGGTCGTCAACCCGAAGCCGGCTGCCGGCGACCCGCTCGCGCAGCGCGGCACCGTGGGCTGGAAGCTCTGGACGGCGACGGTCATCCTGCAGGACGCCTTCATGGCGCGCCTCGAGGTGGCGGCAACCGCATAGACAGGGTGAGGGGGGCCTAGCAGCCCCCCTTGCTTGTCTGGCTCTTTCAAGGGGGATTTCGAAATGCTTGCATCAGCATCGCGTAAGTCGGACGGCGTCGCACGCGCCAGCACCGGCACCATCACTTCGGACGGCACCGCGGTCACGCTCAGCCTCGGCTTCGTGCCGAACTACTTCTGCCTGGTTAACCAGACGGACGTGATCATCTGGGAGAAGATCAACGGCATGGCCGCGGCCAACTGCCTGAAGGTCGTCACGGCCGGCACTACCACGCTCGACACCGGCTCGGCGATCGTGTTCAACAGTGACGGGTCGGTCACGATCTCGGCTACCGCGGCTGGCACTGCCAAGTCGCTCGTCTGGATCGCCCAGTAACCGTCACCGGGCGGGGGTTTGCCCTGTTTTCCCCCGCCCAACCTTTCAGGGGGGTTTGATGCTCAGCGACTGCTCGATACGCATTAGCCGGCTTCAGAACGGCTATACCGTCAGCATCACCGACCCGAAAATCGTCAAGGCGAACGACGAGCGCCCCAAGAATGGCGAGTGCGCTCCGTGGCGCGATCCCAACGTCACGTACACGTTCTCTGACGTCAACAAAGCCGTCGAGTTCATCAAGGAGAACGTCGAGAAGGCGTTCCCCGCCGACGAATTCTCATCCACGTTCGACAAGGCCGCAAAGGACATATCATGAGCGAAGAAGTGACTGTGAGCGAGGCTCAGGAGGAGCTGGGCAGCAACCTGCCGCCGGCCGAGGCCGCCAAGCCGAGGAAGCGTGCCGCGAAGGGCATGACGGTCGACCGCACCTGGATCCAGCTCGAGGAAAACGACGACATTCCGCCGACTGGGCTGTTCTTGGGCCATAACGGCACTGGCTACCTGCTCAAGCCGGGCGAGCCTGCCGAGGTGCCGAACCACATCATCGAGATCCTCGATCACGCGGTGACGACGATGCCGGTAACCGACCCGGTGAACAAGCGTGTCATCGGTCATCGCGACCGCATGCGCTTCCCGTATCGCAGGGTTGCGGCGCCCGAAGCACAAGGTTAGTATCGGGACGGGGCTGGGGACTGCGGCGCGACTGCGTCCCCTGATTGGGGGGCATGTCGATGAAGCTGAGCGATCTGCTGTCCGAGCTCCGTCTCAACATCCTCAACGACCGCAGCGACCGGACCAGCGGCGATAGCGATTATCTTTGGACCGATGCGACGCTGGTCCGCTACATCAACGAGGCGCAGCGCCGCTTCGCCTGTCGGTCGCTGGCCATCCGCGACGCGACAACGCCAGAGGTCGTGGACGTTGTGCTCGCCACCGGCGTCACTGAGTACACGCTCCACCCCGCGATCCTGGCGGTGATCTCGGCCAAGCTCGACGGCGAGCAGAGCGATCTCGGCCGCGCCGGCCACTCGGTACTCAACCGCGCGACCATCAGCCCCGACAACTGGGATCTCGCGCTGTCGTCGGTGACCGCGCCTGGCAAGCCGCTAGCGTTCGCGACCGACGAGCAGGTCGTCGAAGATGACGCGGGCACGATGAGCGCGGTCACGCTGCGTGTCTTTCCGGCGCCGAGCGCCGATTATGACGGCACCAAGATCAAGCTGCGGGTGTGCCGCAAACCGATCGACGCACTGGTCACCAACAATCTCGAGGCGGTGCCTGAGCTGCCCGAGGACCACCATCTCGAGATGCTCGACTGGGCGGCGTACCTCGCGCTGCGCATTGTCGATCAGGATGCCGGCAGCCCGAAGCGCGCCGCGGAGTTCGCACAATCGTTTGAAGCCCATGTGCAGTACGCACGGACTATGGTAATGAGGAAATTGTTCGCCCCGATGCCGTGGGGGTTCGGCAAGAACGGGTGGGCTTGGTAGGGGGGATCGAATGGCGCTGCCGCAGTCAGCCGGGGATGCCGGCGCGAACCTGCACAACAACTTCCTGGACACAATCAGGAACCTGCCTGGGCTAGTTCTCAGCGCCGCGAAGACGGTGCCTGTGGCTGCGCCGGTGGTCGAGGGTGTGCGCGCGGCGCCCCAGATGGCCGCGACGATGCAGGATTTTTTCCACGGTCTGGCCAGTGGCCAGGCGCGGCTCGCGCAGCTCGGCGAAGCGCGCCCAGGCAGCGTCACGGTCGCTCTGCCCGCCCCCGGAGGTAGCAGCAGCGCCACCACGAAGGCGCAAGCCAAGACGACCGGCGGCGGCATCAAGGCGCCGGTCTACACTCAGGCCTATCTTGATGCGCAGCCCAACTTCGTCCAGCAGGCCGCGGCCGCCGCGGCCGGCAAGGATGCGCCGGCGAGCACCAAGGCCGCCGCGAGCGCCAAGGTCACCAACCCGTTCGACGAAGCGATCGCACGGTTCGCGCAGGCCAACGGTGGCATCAGTCTCAATGAGTTGGGCGCGCTGGCCGATGCTGCGTACAAGACGGCGCCGCTCAGGATGCAGCCCAAGGACCCGTCGTCCAAGGACCAGGTCATCGCGAACATCTTCGACCTGCAGCGCCAGCGGCTTGCTGCCGACCTGGCGAACGCGCCGACGCGCGCAAAGGCCGCCGGGCTCAGCCAGGATGATTTCGTCAGGAAGGCGACCGACGCGTACATCTCGCAGCTGATGCCGATCGTTGGCACGAACCCGATCGACTTCAATGTCGCGGGGAGTATGCCGACGCCTGGGGCTGCCGAGTAGCCGTCGTGGCGATCGACCCCAGCTACCTACCCAGTTTCGTCCAGCCCGATACGGCCAAGCCCAAGCGCGGCTTGATCGCGTCCGGCCTGATGACTGGGCTGAACGAGGCCGCGAGCCTCGAGGGGTCGGTGATCCAGCTTGCCGGCGATCTGACGGGATCGAAGGGTGTCAGCGATTTCGGCGCGCGCGCCGCGGCGGCGAGCAGCGATGCCGCTCAGCAGTCCGGCCGGCCCGATCTTGAGGTTGCACCGTGGCACGACGGCGGCGCACCGGTGCTGCCGTGGCTCGCCTACCAGACACTCAAGCAGGTGCCTCAGCTCGCGACGTATATCGCGGCGGGCGCAGCGCTACCCGAGGCGGTTGTACCGACAAGTCTTGCGCGACTGGGCGCTGTTGCGCCGCGCGTGCTTGGCGGCGGCGGCCTTGAAGCTGGAGCGAGCTTCGCTGCACGCAAGGCCGCGCTCGAGGCTGGCACGGATTTCGGCAAGAGCGTGATCGGCGCCGAGCTCGCGGGCATCCCGTTCGCGGCTGGCTCGATGTACCAGGAAGCGACGTCGAAGCCCGGCGGGGCGGCGCCCGGCGACGCGATCAAAGCACTGGCGCTGTCCCCGGTTTACGCGGCGCTCGATGCGGTCGAGCCGGCGCAGCTCAAGGGCCTCGTCTCTCGCGGCCTCGAGGGCAACATCGCCAAGCGCATGCTCACTGCCAGCTTCGCCGGTGCAGCGATGGAGGTGCCCCAGGAGGGCATCCAGACGGCGATGGAGCAGTCGTTCCGGCCCGACCTGACGGCCAAGCAGAAGCTGACGAACATCGTCGACGCCGCGGTCACCGGCGGCGCGGTTGGTGGCGTGCTCGGTGGTGCCGGCGGTATCCGCGCGATGAAGTCGGCGGACCCGGCGGCAGTGACGACCGAAGATTTGGCGGCGACGACAGACCAGGTCCTTCGCCCGCGAGCAGCGTTGCCAGCACCATCGGTGACCGTCGATGCAGGGGGGCGTGCTGCGTACGGGTCGAATGGGCTCGACACGCTTCTGGCCACACCGAATGAGGGCAACCCGAGCGACCGGCTGGTCAACTCGTACTTCCAGCCGAACATGCAGCCCCAGATCGAAAGCCAGACGATCATCCAGCCGAAGCAAGGGTCGCTGCGCTGGGCCACGCCGCTCGAGACGCAAGAGCAGCGTCCGCTCGGTGGAGTGTCTAATGATGAGCTTCAGTCGGCCGCGCAGGTGGCCGGCAATTACCTCAGCGCGCGCGAGGGACAGGAGTTCAACGATCGCGACCAGAAGATCCTCGACCATTACCAAATGGTGGTCGACGAGCTCGAGCATCGCAATCTTAACAACAATGCAACCAACGATAATGTATCACCTGCGGATGCCGGGGCGGTCGAGCGTGGATCGGACGTTTCTGGGGGGGCGGCGGCCACTAATTCTGGCGCTCCCGCTTCGGCAAACCCCGTTTTTGGCGACACCCCTGAGTGGGCCCGTGAGCGCGACACGCTGCTCAAGGGCGTCAACACGCGCGGCAATTACATCGGCGCCGCGGACCTCGACGAAGTCAAAGCGACCCTGCTGGCGCGCCTCGAGAAAGGCAGCGCGGCCAAGGGCGACATCCTGTTGGCTGAGCGACTGGGGGTAGATCTCAATGAACCAGCGAAGGTGGCGACCGCGCAAGCGGGAGATCCGGGACAAGCCCGAGCAGCCACCTCCGTAGCCGCGAACGATCAGACCATGACTGCGCCGGCGGCACCGGCCAACTTGGAAGGGGGTGATCAGTCCGTCGAGGCCGGGTTTCAGAAGGAGTGGCAGGGCCTCCTCAGCAAGCGCCGCGGCACCGCGATCCAGGCCCTGCGCGAGAACCTGGCACCGAACCGCGAGACGGCCATGCGCCAAGTCTTCGACGCACTGGGCGCATCGAGCGACGAGGATGTGCGTACCGATGGGTACAAGGGCCTTGTGCAACTGGCCCGGGACCTCGGCATCCACGACGAGCAGGGACAACTCACCGACCAGGGTGTGCAGGTCGCGCGCGCGGCTCTGCCACTTGAGACGACGGTCGCCGCGGCGAAGACCGCGGGCTACACTGGCACCGAGGCGTCTGCGTTCGATCGCGGCGCGCGCGGACAGACGAATGTCAAGCTCGGCAGCATTGAGGAGTTGCGGGCCTACAACGACGGCAAAGATTGGGCGCTGAACCGGGACGCGAAAACCGCGCCGATCCCGAACACGGCGACTGACGCGGAGACGTCGACGATCGTCGACAAGGAGACGGCCAGCCAGGACAGCGTTGGGAGGGTGACGCGTCAGGCAGTGACCTCGGCCGGGGTCCCAGAGAAGCAGCAGAATATGCAGTTTCTCAACCAGGCGGTGGACCAGGTTTACGGCGCTACGCTGAAGCCGAGCGAGCAGGCTCAGCTCAAGCAGATGGTCAAGCAGGGTGCGACCGGTGCTGAACTCGACGAGGCCGCGCGTGGCTTCCAAGAGCAGCAGCGGTACGAGCGGGCCGGCTTTGGCGCACTGGCGTCGCCGACCAACCAGCCCAACGAGGCCGGACTGTTCCGTGCGCCTGGCCCGTTCAAGGGCGAGATCGTTGACCGCACCCAGCGCGTTCGTGCGCTTGAGGCGCAACGTAAGTCGGTCGAGGCGCAGCAGGAAGCGTTGCTGACCCGGGCGGCGCAGGCCGGCAACAAGGCCGAGATGGCGCGTGCGATCAACGAGAATAATAAGGCCAACGACACGACGCGGAAGTATTACCGCGACGTCATCGATGGCTTTGCCGAGAACGGTGACATCACGCCGAGGGAGCGCATCGGGCTCTACGCGAAGCTCGTGCGCAATGACTTTGAGGGCATCGAGAACCGGCTCAGCCAGAAGCAGCAGGTCGATCGACGCGAGTTCCTGGCCGGCGTCGCCGCGGTCGCCGCGGCCGGCATCTCGACGCGCGTGCGAGCGACACCCAAGATCGTCCCCGCCAGCATCGCCCTGCGTCGGCAGGTGCAGATCGGCAGCGCCACCGGTGCGCTTAAGGTCATCAAGGAGAGCAGCAGCCGCGGCGTTTACCGGCTGATCGCGGCGAAGCTGTTGCGCGGCAACTGGGAGCACGTGCAGCTCAATATCGTCGGAAACAGCCCGTACGTGCGCGGTGAGACGACGCTCGAGGACAATGGCGACAGCCGCGTCGATATTTACGGCGAGGACGGGCTCAACGAGGAGACGATCCTCCACGAGATGATCCATGCCTACGTGCAGCAGATTTGGGCTGGCATCAGTGTGTACACAGCGAACAACAAGGCGCTGCTGAACGACAAGGTCGACCGCGGTGACAAGTCGATCAAGGACTTCCTCAACCTGTGGCACCAGATCTCGAGTGTGCTCGAAAAGCAGCACCCGGAGATCGCCCGCGGGGTCGGCACCGAAGTCTGGGAGCAGAATGTCTGGGCTGATCCTGACGAGATGCTTTCGTGGGTGCTGACCAACCCCGACGCGCAACGCTACCTGCAGAATGTCGACATCGAGGGCAACCCGATTAGCGACCAGCCGTCGGTGTGGAGCCGCATCATCAAGTTCTTCGCTAACGTGCTCGGCTTGCCGTACAACACCAAGACCGAGTCGGCGCTCAACCGCATCCTCGGTGCGGGCTTCGCGGTTCTCGACACCGGCGCGAGCCAGAAGGCAGGGGATTTCAACGTCAAGTTTGCGCAGAAGCTCGAGCAGGAACGCAGCAGCCCGATGGCCGAGCGGACGATGCGCAATGTGCGCAAGACCATCGCCAGCAATGTCGGCCAGTCCCCGGGGCTCGCAAGCGTCTCGAACGCGCAGTACAAAGATGCCGTGCAGGGTGTCGCAAATGCAGTCGATCGCCTGCGCGACATCGAGGGCATGAAAGGCAAGCTGCGGCAGGTCACGCTCGGTTGGATGAGCCTGCACGGCGCCAACGAGTTCTTCGGTAAGTGGTTCGACCGTAGTGACGAGAACGGCAACGTCGTAGCTAACGGCGCCGAGGGCTATGAGCGCGCACTCAACGAGAAGAACGCGATCGTGGCGCGCATGGCGCAGATGCTCACCAATGTTCGCGACGCCTACGGCGCGCTGCAGTCGAGCAACAAGGACTCGGCCCAGAAGATCGTTCGGTTGATGCAGATGAGCGAATTCGGCATCAACCCGACGAAGCCGTGGAAGGAGCAGAGCGAGAAACTACGGACCAGCAAAAATGCGCAGAACCTCGAGCGGCTGACGAATGAGGCCCACAATGTCTACCGCGCACTACTCAGTCGCGGCCACGCAGGCATTTATCAGGATCTGCGCAACGTCAACGACGTGATGATGCTGTCGACGCTCAGCGTGTCGCTGCACCAGCATGTCGACACCGACGGCTATGCGCGCGGTCAGCTGCCGCAGTTCGCTGAAAACCCAATGGACGCGTTCATGCGCGAGCAGGCGTCGAAGGATTTCACGCCGGCCGACGCGCGCCAATGGTGGTCAGACAAGCTCACCGGCCAGCTCGACGCTGCGTTCAAACACCTTGAGGCGCAGCGCGCCGTACGCGACAACCCCGACACGGATGCGAAGGGCAAGGAGGCGCTGAGCACGCATATCGACGACCTCGGCAAGCGAGCCAGCGGCATCCAGGAGACGATGCGACAGCTCGATGAAGCACCGTATTTCCACCTTGGCCGCTACGGCAATTTCTTCGTCGGCTGGCGGGTCCGTGACAGCGAGTCGATGGCGAAAGTAGCCGATCGTTTGGCGGACGCCGGCTTTGGCGGCGTGGTCAGTGATGGCACCGATAAGTTGAGGGTCTACATGCGCGTCGAGAACCGACTGGCGCAGAAAAATCTCGACGCCGCGGTGCGTAAAATGATCGACGAGGGTTTGGTCGAGCCGGAGACGGTGCGTACCGGCCAGCGGACCAAGGACGGCTTCCTGAAGGGCGGCTTTGAGCCACAAGGGCTGCGCTCGGCGATAGCCGAGATCGACGCAAGCGACATGGACGAGGACGCCAAGGAGATCGCGAAGCTCGAGCTCACGGCGCGGATGGTCGATCTCACACCGGAAATCTCGCTGACGCGCGTCATGACGCATCGCGAGGGAATTCCCGGCTACTCCCCGGACATGATGCGCAGCTTCGACTGGCGTGCACAGGTCGGCATCAACGCTCTGGCTGGCATGGTCACCTCGCCGAAGATCACCCAGTCGTTCGTCGACATGAGGGGTGCGTTGGACGACGCCGAGAAGGGCAATCTAGAGGATGCGCCGCTCGAGCAGCGGCGCGGCATGCGCGACATCATCGACGAGTACAGTCGTCGCGAGCGCGAGCGCGCGCAGTGGCCAGACACGCACCTGCTTGACCAGCTGAAGGGTATCTCGACAGCGTGGTTCCTCGGAGCGTCGATGTCCTACGGCTTCGTCAATTTGACGCAGCTCGGCGCGACATTGTGGCCGGAGCTCGGCGCGAAGCACGGTTTTGTCGAAGCGGCGAAAGCGATCAGCCAGGCGACCCCGCTGGCGTTCAAAATTATGAAGGAGGTCGCTAAGCACGGTTACAATGTCAGCTTGTCACGCGCGATGGACGCGGTGGTGACGCAGGATGCGCTACGCAAGGTCGTCGGCAAGGATATGGCCGAATATCTGATGCGCGTCGCCAACACCGGCAACCTCGACATCGGCGGCCCTTCGCGCGAGCTGGTCCGGTCAGCAGAAGGCCGTGGCGATGGCGGCTTGGACAGTGTTCTGCGCTACGCCTCATCGGTCGGCTACTACACGGAGACGATGAGCCGCTTGATTGCTGCGATCGCAGCCAAGCAGCTCAACCCGAAGCTGGGCGTGGAAGAAGCGGCAGATCATGCGGCCTACGTACTCAATGAGACGATGTGGAATTACGCGCGGACCAACCAGGGACGCGAATTCGGTAAAATGGGTATCCTCGGTCGGTACACCCCGCTCGCGACGCAGTTCATGCAGTTCCAGGCGCAGCTGACCGAGAAGCTGTTCCGTGAAACGTACGCTGCGATCAAGGGCGACACCATCGAGGAGCGCGCGGAGGCCCGCCGGTATCTCAAAGGCCACTTGGCGGCGATGACGGTGCTCGCAGGCACGCTAGGGTTGCCGATGGCGACGGTGCTCGCGGCCGTAATCGACCGGCTCAAGGACCTGTGGGACGATGATGACGAGCCGTCGAACATTCGCGCCGCGTACCGCAACTGGCTGGCGGACACGCTTGGCAAGGACGCCGCCGAGGTTATCACACATGGTGGTTTCCGCGCGCTCGGCTTCGACATCTCGCAGCGCATCGGCGAACAGGACCTGATGCCGCTCTCGAAGTTCCTCGCCGATCGGCGCAACTTCAAGGACAAGGCGAAGGACCTCGCATTCCAGACCTGGGGCGCACCGACCAGCGCTATCGCGGGCGTGCTGCAGGGCGGTGACGCGATGATGGACGGTGATGTGATGGGCGGCCTCACCAAGATGCTGCCGAACGCACTGGCAGCGCCGGTCAAAGCCTATAGGCTCACGAGTGACGGCTACGTGGACGCGTCAGGCAAGAAGCTGCCGATGGACGCCGGCGCGCGGGCGGTGCTGGTGCAGCTGCTCGGCTTCAACCCGTCTGAGAAGGCCGAGTACAACGAGGCGCGGCAGGACACCACGGTGCGCAAGGGCATCCTGGTTCGGCAGGCGTCGAATTTGCGCGGCCAAATTGCCGACGCGGTGGCATCCGGCGACGAGGACACGGCGCGCGATCTGATCAACCAGGCGCGGCAGTTCGATGTCGCCAACCCGGCGTTCGCGGTGCTGCCGACCATCGGCGACACGATCCGGCGTCGCGCACGGATTTCGGCGACAGCTCAAGCACTTGGCTCGCCGCTTGGCGTCAGCCCGAAGGATATCCAGGGTCAGCAGATTACCAACTACGCCGATTATTGAATTTTCGACTATCTAGTGTACAACTCATCCGGGGGGACGGGGGATGCCAGCTTATAACAAGTTCAACAGCTTCGTGGAGGCGTTGGCCGAGAAGGTGCATAACCTC